TTTGTTGTTTTGAATGTTCCTCCTGGTGCTGGTAAGTCCACGTTGTTTCACGATGTTGCTGTGTGGGCGATTGTGCGTAATAGGCGTGTGCGTGTGATGATTGGGTCTGTTTCTCAGAATATGGCGAAGATGTACTCACGCCGTATCCGTGAAACACTTGAACGTGTTGCTGCCATAGAACCAGACCCGATGATGGTAGAAAAAGGTTTGGCTGTAAACGCCGAAGGTTGCCTAACAATTGACTATGGCAGGTTCAAACCTGTAGACAAAGGTGCTTTGTGGCGAGCAGAAGAATTTGTTGTTGAACAACTAGATGGCAACGGGCTAGATAACAAAGAACCAACAGTTCGTGCCTATGGTATTGAAGCAGAATTCATTGGGCATCGTGCCGACCTGTGCTTATTTGATGACGTGTCTTCCCCTGATAACGCTCGTGAGTCCGTAGCAAGAGACAAACTGCTAGAAAGATGGGATGGGGTGGCTGAGGCTCGTTGCGACCCAGGTGGTTTGCTGGCTGTAATTGGTCAGCGTCTAGGTTCAGGCGACTTATATGCCCATTGCCTCGCCAAAGAAACGTATGACATTGAAGAAGATATGGCATATGACGGTTCTAACGTGGAAACCCCTGAAGATGTGGATAATGGGCAACCTATTCGCCAGAAAAAGTACCGACATATTATTTATAGGGCGTACTATGAGGAACTGGACACAGGTAAAGAATCTCGTTCGTTCAAATCCTTGCCTTATCCTGATGGTCCTCTTTTAGACCCGAAGCGTTTACCGTGGAAAGACCTATCGTTTATCCGATACAACAAACCAGACGTGTTCAAAGTTGTTTATCAACAAGAAGACTTGGATTTGGATTCCAGACTGGTAGATAGAACCTGGATTACAGGGGGCAAAGGTTTAGATGGGGTGGACTATATGGGTTGTATAGATAATGACCGTCAACCTGGCTATATTCCAGAGGGTTTGGCGCACCCGTGGGTATCTATCGTGGCTGTAGACCCATCCCCAACTATGTTCTGGGCGTTCGTATGGATTATTTACCAGCCGAACACCAATCTGTATCACGTTGTAGATATTGAACGAGTCAAACTGACAGCCGAAGAAGTGCTTGGATACGACACAGCCACCTCTACCTATAGTGGTTTGATGGATGACCTACAAAACCGTTCATACGATATGGGCTACCCCATTTCCCATTGGGTTGTAGAAATCAACGCTGCTCAACGGTTCCTTTTGGCACACGATTTTGTCCGTAGATGGCAACAATTGCACCGTGTCAACGTCATTCCCCATACCACCAGCCGAAATAAACTGGATGAAACATTGGGTGTGGAGGCTTTGCTGCCCCCTGTTATCAGGTCTGGTGCTTTACGTCTTCCTTCTATGAAGGGCAACTGGAAAACTCTTGCTGCTATGGATGAACTAACAAAGTGGACCCGTGACAAAAAGAACGGTACAGACATCGTTATGGCGTTATGGATGGCATTATTGAACCTGCCGAACCTCACACAAGCAAAGGCTCCTCCCCGTCAGTGGCGACCATCTTGGCTTTTAAATCGTTAGTCTGTGTTATTGTTGAATTGTCTAAGTCCAACTAAAGGTTGTAAATGAAATCTGTTGAAGAAATTGTTGCTCTATATAAAGAACGACTTGATGCACAAGGTCCAATCCTCAACCAAATGCGTGAAGTCCGTCAATTGGCGAATGGCGATGTCATTGTTCCCCTAAACGAATTAGACCGTAACACCCGTTCTTCAGTAGCAAACCTGCTTGTGCAGGGCTTAGACCAGATGAGTATGCGTGTTTCTTCCACTATGCCATCCCCGTATTTCCCTGCTTTGCGTGAAGGACAAGATAGAAGTATGAGATTGGCTCGTGACCGTAAACGAGCAATGCTTGCTATATGGGATGACAACCGTATGAATATGAAGATGCGCCGTAGGGCTAGACATCTTCTTGCATACAGCAACTCCCCAGTTTTCATCAAACCTAACTTTGATAAGCGCATCCCTGAATGGCAGTTACGCAACCCACTTGATACCTTTCCTGCACCATCTGTAGACATTGATAATCCCGTACCAGATAACTGCATCTTCACATATGGTCGTACATATCGTTGGTTAACACAAAATTATGGTGACGCAATCAACGGTATTCTTCGTGTGGGCAACCCATCGTGGGACACAATGTTCAAAATCCTTGAATACGTCTGTGATAACGAAGTTGTGACGGTTGTTTTGGGTGCAGAAAAAACCCTTGACCCTATGACTGGTGCCTATTCTATGGGTGCGCCAGCAGTAGAACTGGAACGTGTCATCAACAAAACAGGTATGCCGTTAGTTGTTGTCCCTCAACGCATCACTCTTGATAAGCCACACGGACAGTTTGATGGTTTGCTTGGTATGTACTACACACGTGCCAGGTTGCAGGCTTTGACGGAGATTGCTATTGAGCGTGGCATTTTCCCTGATGAATACCTTGTAGCACGACAGGGTGACAACCCTGAAATTATTCAAATTGCTGACGGCAAAACAGGGCAACTTGGTGTTGTCAAAGGTGGAGACATTCAACAGTTGCAAACAAACCCTGGTTATAAGACTGATGTGGCTCTTGACCGTTTGGAACGCCAAGAACGCCTTGAAGGTGCTATCCCTGCCGAGTTCGGTGGCGAATCAGGCACCAACATCCGTACTGGTCGCCGTGGCGATTCGGTATTGGCAGCAACAGTTGACTTCCGTGTTCAGGAAGCCCAAGACATTTTTGCTTCATCAATGGTTCAAGAAGACAAAATTGCTATTGCCATTGAAAAAACATATTGGGGTAACAGTTCTAAATCGTTCTTTATTCCTGGTATGGGTGGGGGTGTCAAGGATTACACGCCAAATAAAATGTGGGAAACAGATTTCCATTATGTCTCATACTCGGCTGCTGGTTCAGATGTGAACAACTTGATTGTTGGTTTGGGTCAACGTCTTGGTACAGGTCTTATGTCTAAAGAATCTGCTCGTGAGGCTGACCCTCTTATTTCTGACCCAGAGTTGGAACGTGACCGTATCGTTGCCGAAGGTATTGAAGCAGCATTGTTGTCTTCTATTCAGGCACAAGCAGCAGACCCTAATGGTCCGTATCAACCTGATGATTTGGCTTATGTTGCTGAACAGGTACAATCAAACAAGATGAGTTTGCCTGAAGCAATTATGGCTGCACAGAAACGAGCGCAAGAACGTCAGGCTGCTATGGCTCCACAGGGCGCACCTGAAACTATGCCTGGTTTGTCTGCTCCTGGTATGGGTATGGAACAACCTGTTGCTGGTCCTTCTGGTCCTCCTTCTTTAGAGTCGCTTCTTGGACAACTTGGTGGTGGTGCTGGCGCATCTGCACAACCTCAATCTCCTGGTGGCGTTTTAAGTTTGGCTAACAGTCTTGGAGGGGCATAGTGGCTACTGATTATCCAAATCGTTCAGACCTCAGAAACCCTATGACACAAGCAAAATTTACTGGACAAACGTACGGGCAGGCTACGCAACAAGCACAATCACAACAGGCTGTTCCTTCTGCTGCTGCCCCAACAGACAATGTTCCTATTAGCCAGTCTGCACCTATGCCTGGTCAAATCACTGATTTGACAGGAGTTACAGAACGCCCTAATGAGCCTATGACTGCTGGTATGGATTTTGGCGATGGACCTAACTCTGGTGTTTTTGGTGCGACTATGCGACCAGACCCAGGTTCCAATATGGACCTTGCTGAACGGGTACGTGCTATCGCTGCCATTTATCCCAACCCTGCGTTACTTCAATTGTTGATGGATTTACAAGAATGAGAATAATCATTGCACGAAACGATGCTGCAATTGCAAATAAAGTTGTTGAAGAAAAATCACGGTTTGATTCTTACGCTTTAACTGCTACTCCAGAGTTGGCTGACCGTTTAGGTAAAGCAGTTACTGCATACAACTGGGTCAATCCAGGTATTGTGGCTGCTCACGTTTTGACAGGTAACGATGCTGTACTTGCACAGACAGCAACAAAGATTGGTGAACGAGCATTTAAGGCTGGTGTTACTCCTACTTCTAATCGCCCTAGTCGTATTTCTGCACAAGAACGTGCTGCTGCTACGCAACGTGCTATCGCTAAGGCTAACGCTGCATCTGTTACACGACCTGTTGTTGCCCCTACTTCTCGCACAACACCTCCTAAAGAAGACGACAGCCGTGGCTTCTGGGGAAACGTCACTCACTACACTGGTCTCCAACAAGCATTTGATTGGATTACCCCAGAAAGCGTTGAAGATGTTGTAGGGGATGTTACTGGTGCAGCATATTCAGGCATCAAAGGTGCTGCTACTGGTTTCACTATGGGTGCAATGTTTGCTCCACAAATAATTCAAAACGAAATATTTGCTTTGGCTAACCAACTACCTGCTGGTCATTCATTCAAAACACAAAAAAATAAAAGTTTGTTTGACCAGTTTGTTGTTGGACCTATAGCACAACAAACCTACTTTGGTCAATTCATCAACCAAAGCATCAAGGGTATTGCCTCAGATGAAAAGGTAACAACAAAAGATATTGTTGGAACTGGATTTTTCCCAGGTGGTGCTGTTGTTGAAAAACAAGCAGAAGCAGCAAAGGCTTATCGCCCTTTGATTGGTGAACAAGAACTACCTATGACTCTTGGCAGGGCAGGTGGACAAATCTTTTCTGATGTTGGGGTTATTGAAGAAGGCACCGTTCCTTACAATTTGATTTCTGGAACACTTGACGCTTTCTTTGCTATAAAATTAGACCCTACTTTTGGTCGCAATGTAGGCAAACGACCTTTCGGTTCTTTTGGTAAAGCAGCCTCAGCCGTACCAGAACGTGACGCTATTCGTGCAGCAGCAGGTTTAGTTGAAGAAGGCAGACCAAGTGTTGTCCCATCATTATGGAATCAATGGAAAACTACTCCTAAAGCAGTAGAAGTTTTGAAACCTTTTGTTGATGAAACAAACCCTGCCCAAGTGTGGCGCAATCTTGGCAGACAAGGACTTATGTCTGCTGACCAAATTGCAGCAGCAACAGACCACAGCAGTGTTGTCGGGGCGTTAGATAACGCAGTAAACAATCTTGAACCTGGTTTCAATATTAGAAATACACCATCAGGCAACTTTGAATCTGTTTCTGATTTGGGATATAAAATCAAACAATCTTCACAGCGTTTCACAAACGTATTTGAAGTGATGCCTGAAACAACTTTTATTCCAAATTCTGACCCACAGATTGCTGCCACTCGTCTTGATGATTTGATGGGTTATTTAGGTTTTGGTCTTGAAGAACGGAATACTTGGATTAACCGTTTCATTGAGGTAAACAAAGAAGGAACAAGCGAAGCGTTTTTCAACTTCCTAACTGATTGGGAAGGAAATCTTCTAAAACCAGCGTTACTAAAAAATCTTGTTCCTGAATCTGAAATACCACGGTTGACTCGTTGGAGACTACAAACACTTGACCAGGCAACTCGTTTCACTTTGCAAGACATTCAAGATGGTGTCCCTGCTGCCTGGATGAACGCAGGTGGTTACGGTCCAGTACGCAACACTCAACTTCTTCAAGATGGTGCATATATTGTTGACCCAACAATATTAGATGAAGTTGCAGAAAAACTAGGGAAACTTTACAAGATTGAACAACAAGCACAAAAACTTCCAAAGCCAATTCGGGGAACATTCAATGTTGCAGTTACAGGCGCAGAAGAACTTTCTGATGCTTATGGTTGGTTCCAAAAAGAATTATGGAAACCGATTGTTGTTGCTGCTGCACGTTACTTAACTCGTGTTTTACCTGATGAACAAGGCAGAGTTTTGTTGAATGGAACTTTTGAACATCCTGGTCATTATCTAGCAGCAATTCTTGACGGAAGATTTGCAGCAAAACTAGGTCAAGATGGTATGTATGTTGCAGACGTATTTGGCGACCCAGTTAACAAAGCAAAACTTGCTGTTGAATTAGAACACAAACTTATTGCATATAGGCAAGTAGAAGAAGAAGTAAAAGCCTTACGTGCTGCTGGAAGTTTGTCAAAAGCAGACGAACTTGCTGCTTTATATGCTGATGAATTAGGAGAAATACCAGATTTAGTTGTTCAATTAGAACGCACAGAAAGAATCTTGAATGATTCTGTAGGAACATTGAATGATGCTTTGATTGGTGCCGTACCTGGTAAAGCCAAGCAACGTATTATTAATCTTTATGAAGATGGTTCTTATGTAAAAACTGGCAGTTTGAATATTGTTTCTAAAAACATTGCTAAAGAACTACCTTCCTGGACAAAAGGTGTTGTTCAAGAAGTGGCAGACCTTTATAACAATCCCCACATTCGCCGTATTGCTAATGCTGATTTGTTTGACAAAGATGTGTTGACCATTGAAGGTGTTACATCAACTTGGGTTGAACATTTAAACGCTGGAAGATTGCTTGACTCTAATGAAGCAATAGCACAATGGCTTCATAGTGGTTCTGGTCGCCAATATTTTGAAAAGTATTTCACCAACTTTGCTGGCATCCCAGAAGGTTATCAATGGGATTCTATTGAAAATGCCCGTGAATTTGTGCGTGTATTAAACAGCGAAGTTTCTTCTATTGCTGGTACAAATGAAACAATATTGAAAGCAATTGCCACTGGTGCATACGAAGGAAAACCAGCGTTCACTAAAGATGTACACAACATTGTTTCGGGTGAAGATTCTTTTACTCAATTTGTTGGCAATCAATTTGCTGGTGATGCTTCTGCCCCTACCCATATCCGTTACAGGTCGGCAGCCCGTGTAGGTTCTAAGGGTGTCGGAAGCAAAGCAGCAGCCCGTTGGGATTGGCTACTTGACTCGTTTTTTTCTGGGGCATACGGTTTATCGTCAGATAAACTTTCTCGTTCACCAGCGTTTAGGGCTGGATATTGGGGTCGTGTAGAAGAAGTGGCAACACTTGCTTCGCCTGAAGCAGCAGAACAACTACTAGCGAATCTTGAAAAGGCGAATCTTCCTCGCCCCCAAGCAGACCGTATTCGCAGACTGTTGAAAATTTCAAATGGTTCTAATGACCTTGATGCAGTTGACGCTACTGCCCGTAACTTTGGTTTGAACTATGAACGTAATCTTTTGTTTGATGCTTCTAAAAAATCTGCTTTTGGTAATCACCATAAATACTTGTTGCCGTTCTTTGAGGCTTATCGTGAGCAAGGTTCAACTTGGTTGAAGTTGCTGGTTGAACGCCCTCAGAACGCCCACAAAATTGATGTTGCTATTAGAGCCTTACGTGAAGCAGATGGCATTGGTTTAGGAGATGCTAATGGTGACGGTAAAAAAGACGGTTTCTTGTATAAGGACCCACAGACAGGCGAAGAACGGTTAGTTGTCCCTGGTTCTTCTTGGTTGGGCACAACTTTTGCTGGCGTTCCTTTTGGTGGTTTCAGTTTGCCATCAGGAAGTTTGACGATGGTGTCGCAAGTCCTTCCTGGCATTGGACCAGTTGTTCAGTATCCTGCACAGTATTTTGTTCCCACAACTAAAAGTTGGCAGTGGGTCAATAACTTGTTATTCCCTTATGGTCGCCCCGAAGAAACTGGTGCATCCCCAGGTGGAGGTTTCGTTGAAGGTAAAATTCCAAAACCAACTTGGTTTACTCGTATAGCCCCATATATTTCTGATGAGTTTAAAGACTTGCCTATAGTTGGTGGCACATTTGGTGCAATGATGAGCGAAGGAATAAATCTTTTTGCTGGCAAACCAAAAGAAAGCGAAGTTTGGAAATCGTACTATTTGCGTACATTACAAAGCCTTTCATCTACACGAACACCTCCTAAGACGCAACGAGAAGCCGAAGCATTGTTGGCTGATGCTGAAGAAAAAACAAACAAACTTTATTTCCTTCGTGGTTTAGGTAACTTTGTTTTGCCTGGTACACCCGTAAGTAAGTTTATGGCTGAAACAAAATCTGGTCCTGTAGAACTTGGTGTTCTTGCAGATGAGATGCGTCGTTATGAACAAGAAGCAGAGGATGCTGGTCAAAACCGTAATGAAGGTTCTTTGCGATTCATTGAAGTTCATGGCGATACAGTATGGTCTGTGTTTGGTTCTTTGCGTAGAAGCGACAAGTACGAAGGTCTTGTTATGTCTAAAGAATTTGAAGATTGGTTTTCTGGTAATAAGAAACTTATAAACACCTACCCACAGGTTGCTTCTTTCTTTGGACCACAAACAGAACCAGGCAAGTTTGGACCAACAGAACAATCTGTTTACAACCGTTTTGTCGCTAAGGGTATTATCAAAGCGCAGACTGGCAATGAACTTATTACACAGGCTCAAACTAATGTGGCGTTTACGTTCCTTGATTCTGTCAGGTCACAAATGTCTGTCGCCCAACAAAACTCTGAACAAGGTAAAGCAATTTTGGCTTCTACTCGTGAGGCTTTGAAAGATGCTTTCCCTAAATGGGACATTGGTTTGGCAGGTCAAGAATCTGTTTCTAAACGTGAAAACCAAATCAAACAATTGCGTGAAATCATCACCGAACCAAAAATCAAAGACACCAATTTGGGTGTAACTGTTTCTTCTTACCTCTCTTATCGTGACCAACAAATTGAAAACCTTTTGAAGCAGGGCGTGAAGGGCTGGCAAAAAGGAAACAAGTCTGTGAATATGCGCTCCACTTTGCAGGCTGTTGGTGACGGGTTTGCCCAGGTTGTTCCTGAGTTCAAACCTTTGTGGGAAAGAGTATTATCTAGGGAATTTGAATTACCGATTGAGACTGGACAGTAATGGCTGCAAAAAAACAAGACAACACTAAACCTTCGCCAACAACCACCGTTGCGCCTGGTTCAATTGCTGACCAACTAGCCCAGGTTATTGCCAATGCTGGTGGTTTCAATTCTGTGCCTGCTGGTTCAGTATCTCCTTCGTCACGTTCTGCTATTGGCGTTCAAGGGACACAAACCGTTGACCCGTTAACTGGAAAAGTAACAGGGTATTTTGGGTTCCAACAAGAAAAAACATTGCCACAAATGGGTGGTTTTGAACCAGCAGGTCAAACTGTTACAGCCCCACCTAAGTATTTTTCTGGTGATGAAGACACCATCAATAAGTATTCTTCTGAACAAATTGCTTTGTTGCAATCTCATTTATCTGCTAATGGTTTACTTGGTCGCAAGTACACCCCTGGTTTGGTGGATGACCAAACTAAATCTGGATACAGAAAACTGCTTGGTCTTGCTAACCGTCAAGGTGTTGATTGGCAAACTGCTTTAGGCACGTTGTCTCAGGTCAATTCTGGTGGCTCTTTGTCTTCTTATCAGGTGTCTAACCCTGATGATTTGAAGGCTGTGTTTCGTAAGGCTGCCCAGGAATTGCTTGGTCGCAATCTTCAAGATGGTGATTTGAACAAACTTGTAGAAACTTTCCAAATGCAGGAAAAGCAGTACCAACAAAAGGCTGCTTCTGGTGGTGTGGCTGTTCAGGCTCCCTCTGCAACAACTTTTGCTATGCAAGCAATTGAACAGGATTTTGGTGACGAAGTAGATACTCAAAAAATGGATAACATTTTTGGGGCTATTGACCAGGCTCTTAGTGGAGGACAACGATAATGGCATTGACTAAAGCGCAGATTGCTGCACAAAACAAAAAGGCAAAAGCCAAAAGAGTTGCTTTTACTGAAGGTCAAAAATGGATTGATTACATTAGTGGTAAATACGGTTGGCTTGTGAGTGTTTACAACAATAACCCTGAAGTAGCAAACATCATCAAAAATGGTTATATCAATGATGAACCTGTTGAAAACATTAGTTCTAAAATCAACAATTCATCTTGGGCTAGAGGACTTCAAATTGGCGAGTATGACTATCTAAAAGGTACGTCTACTAATGACAGGGCGTATCTTGATAAACTTGCTGCCCAAGAAAAATTAGTTATTGGTGAGGCTGCTAAGGGTGGCTACAAGTTGTCTGATGAGCAGACTAAAACTCTTGCTGCTTCTGCTTTGAAGGCTGGCTGGTCTGGTCCTACATTGGCTACCGAGGTTGGCAAGGCTGTTGTTGCTGGTGCTAAGACTGGTGCCCAAGTAAGTGCTGGAGTGCCACAAGGTCAGGCTGTTACTGGTTTACAGAAAGGTGTAGATGCTGCGACTGTTCGTTCTTCTGCCCGTTCTTATGGTATTAATTTGTCGGACCAGGATGTTGAGGGGTATGTTCAATCTGCTATCACTGGTGAACTTTCTTCACAACAGATTGAAGACCAGTTCCGTAACCAGGCTAAAAGTTTGTATCCATCCCTAGCCAAGCAACTAGATGCTGGCAATTTGGATTCTGCTGTTTCTTCGTATCGTTCTATTGCTGCTAATACTTTAGGTATTGATGGAACAGCCATTGACTTTTCGGATGCCACGAAGTTTGGCAAGTTGTTGACATATCAGGACCCCAAATCTGGTGAGGCTCGTTTGATGAACGCTACTGAGTGGACTCAGTATTTGCGTGGTCTTCCTGAGTGGCAGAACACGTCTGAAGCAAAGACTGGCTATGATGCCCTTATCAAGAGTGTTGAGACTTTGTTTGGTAAGGTTGGCTAATGGCTACTTCTGCTGACCTTCAAACGGCTTTGAATAAATTTGGTTTAGGGTTTTTGTTTAATATTTTGATGGGGGCTAACATTGACCCCAACATAGATGTTTCTAACATAGATGTTTTGAACAATCTTATTGAGACAAATCCTGATACCCAGACTGCGATTAAGCAGAGGTTCAAGGGTAATGAGGGGCGCATTGCTGCTGGTTTGCCTGCTTTGAAGCCGTCTGAATATATTGCTGCTGAAAAGGCTTATGTTGAACGGTTGGCTGCCAATGGCATGCCTGTTGGTTTTTATGACCAGCCTGATGATTTAGCCAAACTAATTGCTGGCAGGGTTTCTGCTGTTGAATTTGACAACCGTTTACAGCGTGGATATTTAGCAGCCCAGGCTGCACCAGCAAGTGTAAAACAACAGTTGCAAGATTTATATGGCGTAAACGACGCAGACCTGGCTGCCTACTTCCTAGACCCAACCAGAGCCACAGACATAGTGGGTCGGAAAAAGAACGCAGACCTATTCAGCCGACAACTACAAGCAGCACAAATATCTGCACAAGCACAACAACAAGCCAACATCCAACTAGGTGTCACCACAGCAGAAGAATTAGCAGCACAGGGCGTATCTCCAGAAGCAGCACAACAACGCTTTGCAGCCATAGGAGAACAACAAGGTTTATTCCAAGCAGGTATGCAAGGCGAAACTGCAATTAGCCAAGAAGAACAAATCGCTGGAACCTTCGGAACAAACGCAGAAGCACGACAAGCAATCGCCCGAAGGAAGCGTTCACGTCAAGCAGGATTTGAAACAGGTGGAGGCTTCGCCTCAAGACAATCAGAACAAACAGGACTTACCACAATCGGTCAATAGCACACAAAAAAAATATGTGTTATAGTAATACCGATGCCGATGGCAAGACTTACTGATAGCCCCCCTAATCAGTAACGAAATAATGGGGTGTAACAACTAGCAGCCACCACGTTCCTCCGATGTGGTGCGGGCTTAAGGAGAGTGCAATGTCAAATTTCAATGAAGATTATGATTCAGAGATAGACGACCAAATGGATACCGAACCCAAACAGAATCCTGTACGGGCAAGAATGAAACAGTTGGAAAAAGAAGCCAGTGAACTACGCAAACAAGTTGCAGAGTTCGCCACAGCCAAGCAAGAACTTGCTTTCGTGAAGGCTGGAATAGACACCAGTGACCCACGATTCAAATACTTTGTTAAAGGCTATGACGGTGATTTGACCCCTGAAGCAATCCGTGAGGCTGCCGAAGAAGCACAACTAATTACACCCCAGACAGATGACTCCGACAAGCGAGCCTGGCAGCAAACCAATAAAATTGCTGCTGGAAGCGAATCGGCACCACCACCTCCATCTTGGAACAAGCGTATTAGTGAAGCCAACTCTGAAGCAGAGGTCTACAAGATTTTTGAAGAAGCACAAGCACAAGGCATAGACCTTTTTTAACCACTTCTATCCAATAAGGAAAAACTAAAATGGCTGATTACTACGCAGCAGAAACAGGCACAGCAAACCTACAAACAGACCAGGTGGCATTTGAGAAGTTGGCATATTTTGCCCTTCGCCCAGAAATGTACTTTGACCAGTTTGCAGATGTCCAAGCCACAAACGCAACCAACCCAGGTGCATCAGTTAAGTTCACAGTATTCGCAGACCTTGCAGCAGCAACCACTGCTCTTGGCGAAGCAGAAGACGTAACCCCTGTCGCAATGAGCGATAGCCAAGTTACTGTCACTCTCAACGAATACGGTAACGCAACTGTAACGACAGCAAAACTTCGTGCAACCTCGTTCCTCCCTGTAGACCCAGTAGCAGCACAAGCAGTTGGTTACAACGCTGGTTTGTCAATTGACACCATCGCTCGTAACGTGCTTGAAGCAGGCGACAATGTGATTTACGCAACAGGTGGAGCAGTTGACCCATCCAGCCGTACAACCGTCAACGCTGACGACACCCTCGCAGCAAATGACGTTCGTAGAGTTGTAGCACAACTTCGTGGCGCAAACGTACCTACCATTAACGGTTCGTATGTTGGCTTCATCCACCCAGACGTGTCTTACGACTTCCGTTCAGCAACCGACGCAGCAGCATGGCGTACACCTGCTAACTACGTCAACCCTGAAGGCATCTACAACGGTGAAATCGGTATGTTTGAAGGAGTCCGTTTTATGGAGTCGCCACGTGCGCCGAAGTTCATTGACGCATCAAACAACAGTGGTTCCAGTGGAACAATTGACGTATACGGCACACTCATCATGGGTCGCCAGGCTCTCGC